GTTAAGCTTCTAAGTTACATCTATTTTGTTTAAACATAAAAAAGGCTATCACCCTTTCGAGCAATAGCCTTATAAATTGTATTAGATTTAAGCTTCAATACCAAATGCCAACCAAGTACCATTCTTAGTATTCTTAGAAGGAGTGTACTTAGCAGTAGCAACAGTAGCTTCACCCTCAACAACATCCTTAGTCTTTACCAAAGAAGCATTACCTTTATAGGCGCCACTCTTGTAAAGTTCCTTCAAGACGTTCTTAGCGTCAGCCTTATTAGTATCAACAGAAGCAACAACAGCACCAGTTTCAGAATCAATCCACTTGTAGAAAGTCTTAAACTTACGCTTACCTTCACTCTTTACATCCTCAATCTTATAGGGACGTTCACGAGTATCAGCAACAGATGCTTCGAGAGTAATCAAATAACCACCACCGGGGCAATTCTTACCCTTCTTTGCAAGATAATCCAACATAAATTCCTTAACGTCACGTTCAGTAATACCCTTAGTCTGCTTAGACTTCCAGTTCTTATAAGCCTGAGTTGCGTCGCCATTATAGTGGAACAATGTTTCTTCCATCTTTGCGATTGCTTCATCCTTACTTGCTGCTACCAATTCTACCTTCTTAAAATTCAAAATTGTCGTACTCATAATTAAATAAAATTTTACACATTAAATTCATAAACATAACATCTAACTAAATATTTAATCTAATCAGTTGTGTTTCTCTCACTGACGTAATCAATGATACATCACGATTTTGAAAAACCCAAATAAAATCTATGTTTAAAAATGTTAAATTTTATCTAAAAAATTATTTACACACTTTAAAATGGCAAATATCCATCTAATAATTTTTTAAGGGTTTTAGGCATTTCTTGAGGACTTACTCCGAAATCAGGGAAAGTATCACAAGCATACATGAAGTCCTCGCAAATAACTCCTAAAGCCTTTAAAAATGTATCTTTTTCGGTTTGACAGAAGTCTTTTCCGATTTTTAGTAATACATCATAGCAGGTTATTTTTTTGCCTTTTTTTCTAATCTCATTAGTAATATAGCAAGTAAGTGCAATTACTGCAAACTTATTTTCTAATTTTCTACTAAGATTATTAAGGCTAAAATTCTTGGTGTATATAGCTAATGCTTTTTCAAAAGGAAGGTCTTTCATCATAACTGATAACCTTTATATCCAATACAATAAGCTACATACTTTAGTAAAGATTGAAATTCTGTAAATCCTTGAGCAATCTCTGCTAAAGTAACAGGTCTAACTTTACTATAAAAATTTGGTATTGTAGAAACCACTAAATAATTTGCCTTAATATTTGGTTCTACGACATTATAAAACTTTTGCGCACAAAAACGTAAAAGATAAATGTACATAGCAAATTCTCGGCTATAGTGAAATTTAGTTATGTTATTGTCAATTTCACTAACTATTTTCCCAATAGTTTTAACATCATTAACAACAACATCGTTTAGGTCAATAGTAAAATTATCTAATTTTGATTTCAATGGAATTATGAAATTCTTTCCGTTAGGGCAAGTTACTTCTACATCAAGTAGAATTGCTTGTTCATTTACAGAAATAGGATCAATTCCTTCTGGATGAAGTAAATCTGTAACATGCTTATTAGTTAATAAAGCGTCAACACACGATTTAACAATTTCAAGTGACCTATAATCGAGGAATATAATCTCTTTGTCTGATTCTTTATAATTACGACGATTATTCCAATAAGGTGTACATTTCTGTATAATATCATTAAAACGATCGTCATTAATTTTTCCTTTAAAATAATCAACCTTATTTGATGCATAAACTACATCATCTTTAGTTACATTATGTTCAAGAAAAATTTTATATAATTCATCAGCCATTACTCCAAGTTTAGCAGTAGGTTTACCAGTATCTTCTGCGAGTTCAAAATACTCTGGCTGCAATACAAGTTCATGTACCGCAGAACCTAAGGCAAAAGCACTAGAATAAGTACTTACAAATCCATTAAAGAATTTATCTGGACTGCCTTCTTGCTTAGGATTAATCAAACCTAAACGAGAATTACTAACATAATGCTTATACTCATCGGAGAAATATACCTCATCACTGATCTTAGTTAATTTTAATGTTTCTAAAAGAGGCTTAAGTTTTATATCTTTTAATTCCATCCTAAAGTCATCAATTCCAATTCATAAGCCCATCTTATTTCATCTATATCTAAACTATAAATGCGAAATACAGGATCTCCATTCTGATTATGTGGTCTATCTATTAATAAAGCAGGTAAACCAGAAAAGATTGCCTTTTGTACATTACTAATACTATCATCAATAAGTACATCGCATTTTCCTTTTATCATATCAGCTTTGTTACCATACTGATAAATCATTTGATAAATAGGACGAATTGGGAGATTATATTTAGCAAGACAATTTCGCGTATATTCTTTACTATTAATTCTCTTAGTAGCATAAATATGCGGAACAAAATTAGGTCTTTCTATTAATGGTAAATTTTCCCAAAATTGTTTATTTGTGCGTAATTTTTGGACGTTTCTAGTAATAACGTGTTGAATTTGATTGTATTCTCCAGGAAATGCTTGTTTATAAGCTTCGTAAAATCCGAATACTGTATCATCCAAATCTAACGCAACTCGTAAATTAGTCAAAATCTTCCCATCTATTTACGTCTTCTAAAGGATATATTTCACCAATTTGAACTCCATAGTCTTCAAAAAGACGTGTTTCTTTGTTTTCATAATCTAATTCTTCTACATCTTCTTCATCCCCAAAAAATTCAGCATAAACGCGATTAATTACTTTATCTGCGGCAATATATTTATTGTCAGCAGTTACTCTACATACTGTAAGAATTTCTGGAGTACTAAAAGCATAAATGAAAATCATTCTATTACATTTAATCGTTTCTTAATAACTTCTATTAACTTTGGGTCTTCCACATAAATAAAATGACTCTTCTTTAAATCTTCAAGTGTTGAATCAAACATTAAAGAGAATCCTTCATGTGTTCGCCAATGTTTTTTAGCAGTTCTTAAATAATTAGTGTATTCTTCTTCAAACGTATTAATTGTACAATTAGGAATATTCTTCGGAATCTTCCCCTTCACTATCATCAACATTAAAAAAGAATTTAAATCCAACATAAACATTAATTAAACATGAAAGGCTTGAAAATCCGTGTTTAAATTTACTTGTAGTTATATCAGATGCAGTAAGGATATAATAATTACCACTTACATCACGTGTTACAAATCCAATTAATTTGTCATTGCAGTCTTTTACAACAATTAAACCTTTTGACGGATCAACCATTCTAGCATCAATAGAATCATTACATATTACTATCGGGAGTTCCATGTTCAATAAAATTAAATGTATAGTCTGGAAACATTTCGATAAGTGATTTCAAATCTTCTGCTTCTCCGAGTACATCATACATATAAGAAGAACCGTATAAAGTCCACGAATAAGTATTACTCATAATTGCCATTCCAACCATTTTATTTTTCTTGTATGCAATTACGAATCCAGATTTTGTTTCTATTTCTTTAGAGGATTTTACAGGTTCATTAGTAATTATAAATTTCATTTCTTTATTAATTGATAGAAATAATCAACTGGACAAATTACTACTGTTCCAGGACTAGATGCTCCGTCTTTACCTGCTTTCTTCCAAAATAAGGTAAATGGTTTATCTTTGTCAGAACAAGCATCACGTATATCAAAATAATTCGGCAAATTTTGTGTATATTTACACTGAATATTAATAGGTAATTCATCATTGGTATCTGAAATATCTACTTTATTAGCATCTGCAATTTTATTAACTGCTCTACTACTCATACATCCTTCATACCCAATTTCTCGCAATTTATGAACTACTTCTAATTCAAAACCATTACCTTTAGTTTTATTCTTTTTTGCTTGTTTACTTCGTCTTACGCTTTCATCTGCCCATATAAATGTCATTCCATCTTTAGATTTAGCACCGCTTCCAGGCTTATTAGCTCTAGCTTTAATAGAGTTAATTTCTAAGCCTGTAGCAAGTGCTGCTTCTTCAATGGTTTCAAAAGTTTTTTGTGTACTATCCTTATAAGTTACAGTTACACTTGTATTTGTCTACTTCTTTGCCATAATTTTAAATATTTAACGATAAATTTTTTAGTTTTTTCATACCCATATTTGGCTCTAAAATCAGTAAAATCTTTTGCGCCATAACTTCTAGGAATAAAGAAATAAGTAAGTTCTGGATGTAACTTTTTAAGCTTGCGCATATTAGTTATTCCAGGTAAATCATTGTCATAAACAACGACTATGTTCTTAAATCTTTCTTTAAGTTTAGCTAAAACTTCATCACTAGTAAACTGAGTTTCAGAATTAGGTGCAATAGCTGAAATGCCATAAGCATATAAAGCCGCAACATCTTTCATCGACTTAGTAATTACTAATAAATTTCCTTCTTTTGGTAATTGCTTATAACCTTGAAGTATTTTAGTTGAACAATTTCCTAAAAATCTAAATTCTTGACGTCTTGGAAAATAAATTCTCCATTGTTCTATATTTTCTTTCTTCCCAAAATAATATCCATATATAGGACTATGTTGAGCAGATTGAGCAAATATTGAACCATTTAAAAATACTGTTTTACAACTAAATATATTGAACTTTTTTAATATTTCAGGAGTTATACCATAACTATTCCACCACTTTAATTCTGCCGGAGAGAAATCTTTAACCTCAACTTGAATATAAGTTTGTTTTTCTTCTTTAAATTCTTCTTGAGGGACAACTTTAAAACATACATTATTACTTTTTATAAAACCGAAATCTTTGGCAATTATTTTTAAAGCTTCGTGATAATTACAGTTATATTTAGCCATTACTACACCTTCAAAATTAAGACACTGATTAGTGGCAAAATCTTTAAAGTATAATGTTCCAGATTTACCTTTAAAAAAACTACACGTTTTATGATGGTCAGTTCTTAAAGGACTAACAAATAATCCTTTTCTAACAGGTAATCCTAGATAATGACTCATATATGTTTCCTGATTGTGCTTACTAAGTAAAAACTCCTTAGTAATCTTAGGAGTAATTTCAAAATTAAACATAAGCTACTAAGGAGTTAATTAATTATTAAAGCGAGCCGAGCAATGCATCTAAATCATCATCTGCTGCTTCTTCTTTACTTCCACTTAAATCTTTGACGGGATCTCCAATTTCGGATTTCATTTCAGTAGGTTTAGCATTGAGATATTCCTTTCTCTTGCCTTCTTCATAATCACTGAAGAACAATTTGTCGCCAATATAATTATCGCAAACAAACAATTCTCCTTCGTGGTTAATTGCGACAATATTAGGAATTTCCGGAACTACCTTACCGTCACGATTACGACCTACAAGCTTAATCTTAATAGGCTTATTTACTACAGACGCTGTTACCTTCTTCATAGCTTCACATACAGCTTCAAAGCTGGTAAACTTGGCACTAGCTGCTCTAAACGCTTCATACTTCTTAGGCTCAAGCAATACAGCCAAAGTCTGCTTGATAATTGCCATCAAATTTTCAAAATTAGAAGGCATAAAGCGAGTGCCACCATCTTTAGTGTCAATCTTTCTACGTTCATCGTCACCATCTTTGGGAAAGAACCTTTGAAGAGAGAAATAATCTCCATCGGCGTTCTCAAAGTTAATGTTTAATGTCTTGTAATGTTGAGAGGGGTCTTTCTTTCCATCAAATTCCTTTACTTCAACACCTTTAAATTTAACATCATGGATATTCCAAGGTGACAACGGTCTTTTAGATGATCTAACTGCTGAGTCTGCGTCAATACCAAAACTGAAATTCATAATCAAAGAGTAAAATTAAATTTGTCTAAATTTTTGTCATCTGAATCAATATTTAAGTTATCTAATAAATCAATATCGAGTTCTGACTCAATATTCTTGATTTCTTCATCTTTAACCTCTACAGAGGCAACTTTGTTACCAATCAAATAATAAATTCCTTCATCTTCGGTAGGTTCCAAAGTAAATGTATCTCCATAAGCTGCTAACTTTTCATTAGCTGAACCTCTAAAACTAACAGTATTACTCTTAGTTAAAAGATTTCCAGCTTTAGTTCCGAAAGCTTTATCAGTACCAATCACAGGCACTGTAGATTTACCTTTCTTCTTATATTTAATGTCAATTCTACAATCTTCGCAAACTTGAAGTTTATCAACTGCTCCTGTAGTCAAGACAAGTTTGTTAGCTTCTAAGGTAACAATGGGGTTTGGGTCTTCTTCAATTTTAGAAGTCTTAGTAGATGTTGATTTCTTAGTAGTTGTAGTCTTCTTAGGACTATCTACTGTATCTACTTTGATTTCTTCTTTACCAATAAACTTTATTTCGCCGGATTTTTCATCGACTTCATAGTGCATAAGTACATCGAGTTTCATTCTTCTTCGCCGTTTTCGTATTCGTCAATCACTTTCAAAATCTCATTAACATCATTATCAATCTTTTGATCTGCAAACATACCAAGAGGAGTTTTTGCAACATGAATACCATCAGTATTTGTTAAAAACTTATATTCCATACCATCGTCTCCTTCTTCAACAAGAGCATGAAATACATAAGTAAACAAACCTTCAGGAGTTACCTTTTCAGATACCATCTTACCAATAGTTTTCAAAGTCCAATAAGGTTCCAAGTCTGTTCCCTTATTTTCACTATGAGCAGTAAAGATAAGTTTAAGGTCATCACGAATATCATCTGCTACTCTCAACAAGTCTGTAAAATCACCACCAATATCATTAAATTTCTCGTAACCTTTTTCCTTGCGTCTATCCATGAACTCAAAGCACATAGAATATTGCACATCATCAATTACAATATTTTTAATGTCTGGACGTCTAACACTGATATATTTAATTAATGTTATAATTGTATTTGATTTAGAACACTGAACCCAATTACCATCAGGATTTGTTTTAACATCAAACTTTACAAACTTCTTTTTCCATCCTTTCCAAGGGAGGGGTTTAGAAGTTGTGCTGATAATAAAGGTATTTTCGGGATTTAAGTTACGTAAGCTCGTAGTTTTCCCCCTTCCACTTTCGCCGAGAATCAAAATCGTTTCAGCAGCCATTAAATAACAAAATTAAAATTACTCTTAGGTTCATCTTCTTCTTTTACATCTATAGGTTCTGAATCGGTTAACAACCAAGTAGGACTAGTATATCGTTCATAGTCATATATTTCATCAGATTTAGGTAATTCTGCATAATGAGAACAATCACCATAGAATCCCATTGGCACCATAATGTCAGATGTACCAAATCGACTCTTTAGGAGAAAGATTGCGATAAAGCATTGTTCCATAATAGTAATATTATACTTTTTATAATTAGACCTCTTATATTTATGAGGACTAAATACTGCAAATACAACTTGACTATCATCATATAATGAACCAGAATCTTTAAAATCATTTTGATTTGGATCCTGCATATCCTGTTTTAGTCTTTCATCACTACCAGAACCTCTATTAAATTGCGCAACATGAAAAGGAGATACAATTTTACAAACATTCCTAAATCGAACAGAGTCTCTAGATATGGCATCCATTTCTTCTTTTTTGCTTCTACCTTGAGAAGCCTTTACTAAAGACATATGGTCAATACCAATACCTAAAACTTGATTTGGATTATTTGGAATATACTGTTCTCCACTCCATCTGCCAAATTTATTTAATACTTTACCAACTTCTCTAACATATACAGCTTCGGTCAATACACCTTCATAGTTAAATATTCGTCTATCTAATTCATCAAGAAATTCCTCACATTGTCTTAGCAAATCATATTCATCATCAGTAAGCATACAATCCTTACCTCTTGAAAATATTTGTTTAAACTTTAATTGTATGCCAAAATTATCAAAAATATACATTGATACTAATTTTGCATATACTTGCGAGCGAGTCATTTCCAGATTAAAAAGTAGCCAATGTGGGTCAAGGTCTGGACAATCTCCTTGTAGGAAATGAATCAATGGTTGATAAATCATTGTCCACAACATAAAAGTTGATTTACCTGTACCAGAAGCTCCACCAAATAAATAACTAACTCCGGGTAAAAAACCATCCATATATAGTTCAAGTTTAGGAGATCCAATACTTAATCCTATATTTTTACCTAATCGTCCTTCATCTACGAGCTGAAAAAACTCTTCTTTACCGGACATCATACGACTTTAATCGCATTTGCATTATAATTACCCATATCTCCATTTTTTAATGCTTCCAATTCAAGCCATTTTTGGTCAATTATAAAGTTAGCTAAAGTGCAAACAAGAATGTCATTCTCTTTTGCCCAAGTAACTAAATCTATAATATGACGATGCATTTCTGGCTTCCATCTAATTATTTTACCATAATAACGAAAGCAATCTTCCAAGGTATCAAATTTCTTAGAAACACTTCTAATTCCTACTTGTGAACCATTAATGATTCCAAACATAGGATATGTTTCAAAAAGTTCTTTACCCATTTCAAATGAACTTTTATAAAAGTCTTTTACAAGATTCTTATTAATAGGAACATCGTTAGGATTAAAACTACTTCCCTTTTCTGGTACTTTATAAGTCTTATTTATAACACCAGCTTCACGAAGCCCAGTTAAAAGTTCAGTTATTCTTCCTCTTGCAGCGGCGCGAGAAGAAAAATAAGTCCGAACAATTTCTGGATTATCACCTTCTTGTGCTATAAGAAGAATTTCCAACAATAACAGCTGATTAGGATCAATACAATATTTTTCACAAAAAGCCAACTGTTGTTGTAAATCAAGATTTTTCACGCGTATAAATTGAATAATTTTACTTTATCAATCTATACACTGAAGAGGTTAGTTACTTGTTAAAGTGATTATTCCTCAGTTACGTGATCAGTTGTACTAAGAGCCTTTTCCAACTGTTTAACCTTCTTTTCAAGCTTCTTAATTTCTTTAGTTAAAGAAGCTTTCATCTCATTGTACTCTTTTTTAGTGTAATAAGTTTCCATAATTAAAAACGATAAGTAAAATTTTGTAATTTTTGTTTATACGGTTCAAATGGTTCACCCTTCAACACTTTTAATAGATTTTCCTCATCTATAATAGTAAAATTATTATCACTTCTCGACTTTTTCATCCATTCACTTTCAACAGTATCCGCAATTATAATTGTGAAAAACTCTGCGTGTTTGTCTTTAGAAAGTCGAATTACTCTACCTAGGGTTTGTATTGACTTAGTTTTACTAGAATTAACTCCAAGCATAATACCTACAGATAAATCTGGCAAATTAAGTCCTTCTTCTGCTAATTTACAAGAATTTAATACACCTGACGGTAATTTAGCAAATTCTTCTAATGTCAATCTATTTTTGGCTTTACCTTCGCGACCTGTATAAATATATCCAGTTCCTATTGCTTCTGCCATTTTAACATTAGATGAAAAAGTAATTATTTTACTATTAGTTCTAGCTTTTATTATTTCTTGTGCAACTCTAATCTTTTCTGGATGATTAGCAATAAATTTCTTTCGATTTTGTAAAGCTTGCATAAAAGCAGTAGCATGATATGTTATTTGCTTAAATACATCTTTCTTTTTATCTGGGTCTTGACAGATTTCGTCACGGAGTTTTGCTCTGTTTTTAAATCCGTCTTTACCAATTAGACTCATTACTAAGTTCCAATCAAAGTTAAAAAATTCAAAATGTGCAACAAATTCTTTATTATATCCTCTGTATGTTTCAATATCGGGTACATTCAATACAACAACATAGTCATCATATTTAGATACCCAACCGTTTAGTAAAGCATCTTGAACTGTAATGGTATCACATACAGGAGCATATTTTGCGAGAATTTCATGTCGTCCATCGAGTCTTTCAAAAGTCGCAGTAAGTCCTAATATAAGTTTAAACTTAGTGTTTTGCAAAAGATTAGATAATTGTTCAGAATTAACACGATGAGCTTCATCTATTACTAATAAGTCACATTCAAAATGTTTTTTGGATGCACCCATCATAATTTGAACTTCTGTATTAAAGCCTAATCCCCATTTGTCTAGCTCTGTATTCCATTGGTCTTTTAAAACTTCCGTTGGCACAGCAACTATAACAGATAGTTCTGGTTTTTTGGTACGTAATCGTTGTATTACTTTAATAGCTGTTCTGGTTTTACCAAAAGCAGTGGCTGCAACGATAGTACCATGACCTTTAGCTTTAACCCAATTATGTATAGCTTGATCCTGCCTCTCATCACGAGTCACAGGAGCAAAGAGATCAGTCATTAATCAATGTTTCTTGTAACATCCCAACCCTTATATTCTGCTACCTTAATAATTTCGTCCATTTTCGTAACCCATTGTTTTGCTTGTGCATCACACTGATTTTGGAAACGATACAAAATCTTTTCAGAAAGCAATTTAAGTTGTTCTGTTGTAAGATTAGAATATTTATCTCTTTTAAGACGAACCATAGACTTAAATTCATTATAGCTCAAACCTGTATTATAAATATGGAGTTTAGCTGCTACAATAGGGTCAAGTCTAAGTTCTTCGGCAACAACTTGAAGTCGATTAACCGCTTTTCCTGTTTCAATATCTTTACGATAAAGGTCTTTTTGCATTTCTTGTTGAGTAAACCAAAGACCCATCTTAACAAGGAAATTGAGAGTTAAATGTGAATTATCTAGTACGCCAAGAGAATCTAAACAAGCATCAAGAACCAAACTAATAGGAACATTTTCGTAGTCGATAGGTAAATTAGACATAATTCCGCCAATAGGATATGTCTTCAATACATCATTAGTAAGAACTTCTTTATTGTTCTTAATAATACTACGAACATCTTCTAAGCATTTAGCACTCGTATAATGTTTTTCAGCACGCAACCATCTAATTAACAACTCTGCTCGACATCTCTGGATTTGGTCTTGAACAATATCAAGAAGTGTAAAACGTCCAGGATTCTTAGCATCTGTATTGTTAAGCATTTGATCACAGTGAACATAGAATTTTCTCAACTGATCATAAGTGGCGTTAATAAGATGTACTTCTTCTTGAACACCGTTTACTTTCGGTCCCTTCCACACATAGTCATTAATATTCGCTTCTTTACTATCTAAAGCTTCTTTGAGCTTATCTCCTAAGATTGTCATAAAAATAAAATTCTTAAAATAATTGTGTATCTATGGTATATCTAATCTGCTATAATGTTTTCATCTTCAATTTCTTGCTTTTCATGTATGAACTTCAAAAAAGCAATAGCCGTATAATTATACGGAACAAAATCTTTTCCATCAAACCATTTATCTATGCCTGCTTCTACATATCTAACTGTTAAAAATCCTATATCGTTAATGGCAATATAGTTTTGATTCCAGTTAGGATAACGAACACACATTACATATTTACAGTCAAGGTCGTCAAATTCAAATCGCTCAAATACGTAGGTTGTATAACCCATCGAATCTGTATTCTTAGCAAGTAATTTAGCTTTACAAGTTACTTCTTGCACAAATTGAACGTGTTATCACCCTGATAATTTCGACAACCAAAAGCGGCAAAATTACTTTGTAATTTATCCATGTCTGTTAAACAAGGATAATTCAAGCAATGTTTACAACTTCTATCGGGATATTTGTAATGAAATCCATCTTTGTCTTTAAATTTTATTTCATCAATAGGCATATTACTAATCCAATTAAAGTACTTCCAAAAATAACTTTTTGTCTTTTTAAAGACTTTTTCAAACCTGCAATAGATTTGTCTTTATCTTCTAAAGTATAAGCATAATTCACTAACTGAACTTTGCGAATAGAATCTGTACGTTCCCAGCTATTGTTAATTTGTAATAAATTGGCATTTTCTTCCTTTAACAAAGGAACAATCTGAGAATACTTCTGATGTTCTAAGAATATCAGATTAGTTGTTTTCAACTGTTCTGCTGTTATTGAAATGTTCGACGTACTCTGAGAAAAAGAGTAAATCGGCATCAATATCATTAGAAATAATATCAGATACTTTTTCATCATACTTTTTCTCTACATATTTAATAAGTGTTTCAATAGAATCATTAACAATATAAATGCTATCTCTAACTTCAATTTCTTTAGTAATTTCTATTGGTTCTACTAAAGAAGTTTGTGGTTTTTTGGTAGCTAAATATATTATAACTCCCATCGAAACAATATTAATTATTATTAAGATTTTGCTAAGCTTCGTCATTTAACTGCTTTTTAGCTAATCTGTTGTGTAATGACAAGTCTTTGTTTTTCTTAATTGCGTTGACCAAAGTTTTATCTTCATCAGACATATGGTCTTCAAATTCCTTCAATTCCTCACGGTCAAAGAAACGCTTCTTTGCATCGTTGTAGCCTTTAATAACCACTTCTGGATTATTGATAATGTATTCACATTTTGTTTTCAAGAAAGTATTAACAAGGTCGGCAGTAATTGCGCCTTTTTCTGTAGAATAAATACAAGGATTAACTGCAAACTTAGCTCGTTTATAAGCTTCCAATTTACCCTTTTCTTCATTATACTCATCTTCAGGATTACATACTGCAATACCTAAAGATACTGTTCTAATTACAGGATTAATCTCATAATCATAATCTATTTCGTCACAGTCATCAAGAACTGTAACTGCAACTTCTTCTTCAGGGCTTTGACTCAATGCACAAAGTGTAAAATGATGTATTTTACCGGCGAAATCTGTGAACTGAGAGATTACATACTGTGCAAATTCTTTCTTCATTTTGATAAAATTTTAAAACCGTTATTCACTAGATAATCTAGTGGTGCTCCGATGAGTTCAAAAGACCTATATAATTGATAATCTTTCTTCTTCACCTTTTGATCTTTTAATTTGAGATATTTTTCTGACTTTAAATAAGAATCATCAAGTAATGAAAATCCCCATTTCCAAATCATATATGTCTCACTACGATATACAAAGCAATCACTTAAATAAAGTTGTTGCCCTCTATTTTCGTAAATCTGCTGTAAAATCATTGTAGAATCTTTTAACAACAATAGAGAGAAAACTAGTTTTATCTACATCATAACATTCATTCCAATCACCATTTTTATAATGATTATAAATGTCTTTAACTTTTACATTATTAAAAGTCTTATGAGCAGTTTTACCATATTCTCCAACATTAATGTAGCTATTTCCTACTTTTAAAGCATAATGCTCGTGTGATTTTATTAATTCTTTAAATGTAGTAACTGATTCCTGTTTTTTATTGTCTCCTTCAAAGACAACTATAGCATATTCAACATTATCAGAATTAAGGAGTTTTGCCAATAGATATGCTATTAAACAACATCCTCCAGAATTGATATTATATGTATCATCAAGAAATAAACATAATTTGTTTAATCTATCTGTTAACACATCATAATATGTCGAGGGAATCTTTCGTCTTAACAAATTCATTTAAATAATCTTTTAAACTCACAACCTCATCTGCGAATTTTTGTCTAACTGCGTAATTAATAATTCTTTCTAAAGCAGATTTCAATGGATAACCATATCCTTCTACTTTAAACTCTTTTCTAGGATTTTTTCCTCCTATTGTATACAGAAGTTCCAAATCATATAAAGGTGACGAATCACTAATAGGAGTCAATCTATAAAAATCTCCTTCTATTATCATTCCACTGTTCTAATTAAATCTTCTAATTCATCTGCTCTTTCCTTTATTACATCTAATAAATCTTCTAATGTTTTAGCACTACGAATATTACGGTATGTATCAGTTACACATGGAAACCAGTCGTCATGTTCAGTAGTCAATGTCCAAATACATGAAGAACAACAAAAATAACAAGCCTTACATAAGGAGCAAGTATAAATATTTCCAAAACCTGTTATAC